GCAGACCACGCCCGCGCCTACCGCAAGCGCAAGGCTGCCAAACTCCAACGGCTGGCGGTGTACGAGGCGGCGCTGCGGGAGATCATCTTGGTTTGTGAGGAGGCTGCCTATGCCAGTTCTTGCTGTGCAGTTGGCTGCGGTCCGGTGAAAGCAGTTAATGAAACGCACGACATTGCCCGCCAAGCCTTCGCCGCAGACCGTTTCGAATTGGAGAATGGGGCATGAGTGAGATGGATAACGTGGCTTGTCGCAATTGCGCTGGCACCGGTTGGGTTTGCGAGAACCACCGCGATTACCCTTGGGCTGGGTCTACCAACGGAGCCGAGTGCTGCGGTGGCGCGGGCGCACCGTGTGGCGCGTGCAATCTTGAGATGGCTTCCGCTGGTCACGTTGAGCCCTACCGCCAAGCATTGATTAAGATCGCCGGTTCAGCGCCAATCAAGAAGCCAGACGGGCCATACGATGATATGTTCGGCGGCTACAGCAGCGACAACTACGGCGACGTAATCAACGATGCGGAGGCGCTGTGTTCCTGGGGCTACGCTGAACAGGCTCGCGCCGTTCTCCAGTCTACCGCCGCCATCGCCACCCCCACAGCGGAGACGGCAGCATGACCGAGATCGTCTGGGGGCCGGAGATCGCGATCGATGGCAAGCGGCCGGAGTGGTTGGAGATTTCCGACTTCCCGTCTGGCAGTCAAGGTTTTGCTCGCACATCTTGGGGATGGGTTGGAAACCGCGATCGATCTTATCCTATCGAGAAATGGGCTTGGTCTATCATTACCCATATCCGCCTCCCCGCCGATCACCCCCACTACACCGCCTTCAAGCCCCACCCAGCGCCAAGCCCGAGTGAGGTGGGGCCGGAGGTGGTTGAGCGGCTTATCGGCGCTGTGCGTGAGCTTGCAGCGCGAGACAACGGTGACGGCACGGTGTCCATCGTTGGTATCCAACGCACAGTGCAGGACGCTGTTGAACTGTCCGCTCTGATCGGACAGTTGGCTGAGCGTCGAGCTGTAAAGGGTCTCACTACTAATGAGACCCTTTCTGAGCCAGAAGCACCCGTATCTAAGGCCCAGCGCGACGCTGTGATGCAGCTGGCCGAAGCCGCAGCAGCCATGAACGTCGCTCTTGATGGGCGAGGATGGGAAGACGAGCGCCGCGCAATTGTGGACGGGTTGAAGGCTGTTCGAGATGCCGGTGTTTCGCTGCTCGAGCCGGTTGATGCGGATGAGGCTGAGGTCCAGTTTATCCTGCATCGGTGGGAAGAGAACGAGCTTGAGACGACCGAAGATGCGGTCCGTGAAGCTCTGAAACGCGGTCGCGCCCTCGAAAAGGAAGCGGGGCGGTGAGCATCTGGCATCGGCACAAATGGTCAGACTGGCTCATCACCGATCGCGGCACTGTCCTTTATGCCCATCAACTAGTCGGTTGGTACGCGGTGCAGGAGCGACATTGTCATCAATGTGGCAAAACCGAAGTTCAGGATCAGGCCAACTACGGCGGAAACGGTAAGAGCTGGTGCACTCGCCGTTCTGACATTCCCCAGCGCGCACCCCGCAAAGATGGTGTTCTGTCCACCCCCACCCACCGAAAGGGAGAGTAGCATGTGCGAGCAAATCCACCGCAGCGATTGCGCGATCTGGAACGACCCGCCGCATGATTGCGACTGCCATCTTGTCGATCCGACTGTTGCGCCACCTGAACCTCCGAGCAGAGCCCCGCTATATAAAGGAATCTTTATGTCCTTGGATGAGGTGCTTGGTCGCGCGTGTTCCGACCATAATCATTGGGAGGGAAGGTAGCATGGCAATTGCGCTAATCGTATGGACAGCAGCGGTGTCTTTTTTGGCTTATACAACTGGCCACATCGAAGGCGAAACTAAGATCACTGAAGAATATCTTCAGTCCATTATTCGCCAGCTAGACACGGAGCGTCGTACATGATCCTGGATGACGAGGCTTTGGTGGAGCAGGTGGCTCGGGCGATTGAGCCAGTGCTGACTACCGACAATGATATTTATTGGGCTGCTGAATACGGCAGGCCCATTCCTCAAGATAGCTTAAACGCTCTAGCGCTTGCCGCCATCGAGGCCGTGCGGGTGCATATGTGGGATGATGGGAAGTGAGTGATGATTTAGCTGCGGCAGATGCAGCCGTAATACGTGGTGTTTTCAAGCTCGCTAAGCCTCTGCTGTGGCTCAGCGGTTTGGGCTTTGTCCTCTACGCAAGCTTCGGCTTGGGCATGTTGTTGGCTCACTTGATGATGCCGGTCTTTCGGGCTATGTTTGGGTGATGGACCAGCCGCAAAATACGGACGATAAGCGGATCACGCCGGGGTTTCTTGCTCAGGCCGGCAAGGGTCGCCCTAAGGGTGTGCCTAACAAGACCACGGCGCTCCTGAAAGACGCTATCTTGCAGGCGGCAGAGAAGGCTGGCGGAGACAAAGGCATGGTCGGCTATCTTGAAGACCAAGCGAACAAAAACCCCAACGCTTTCATGGCCTTGCTGGGCAAGGTGCTCCCGATGCAAATCACCGGCGCCGACGGCGGCCCTTTGCAAATCACCAAGATTGAGTTGGCTCCAGTTTCGCCGCAATGACCACAGTCCGCATAGAAATGCCCGAAAAGCTTGTCCCTGTGTTCGATGGACAGGCAGACGTTCGCGGTGCTTGGGGTGGTCGCGGTAGCGGCAAAACTAGAACCTTCGCCAAGATGACTGCGGTTCGGGCGTTGATGTGGTCACAAGCAGGCCGTGAGGGAATTATCCTTTGCGGCCGTGTCTTTATGAACTCGTTGGCGGATTCCTCGTTAGAGGAGATCAAGGCTGCGATCCGCGAGACGGACTGGCTGCTTCCTTATTTCGATATTGGCGAGAAGTATATCCGCACCGCGGACGGCCGGGTGACGTACAGCTTTACCGGACTTGATCGCAACATTGATAGCGTGAAGTCCAAGGCGCGCATCCTGCTTTGCTGGGTGGACGAAGCCGAGACTGTCACGGATGAGGCTTGGACGAAGCTTATCCCGACGCTACGTGAAGAAGACTCGGAGCTGTGGGTAACTTGGAATCCTGAGCGCGAGGAAAGTCCGACTAACAAGCGCTTTCGCAACAACAGCGGCGAACGGGTTAAGATTATCGAGTTGAATTACAAGGACAATCCTTGGTTTCCTGACATCCTAGACCGCGTGCGATTGCGGGACAAGGAAGAACGCCCCCACCTCTACGATCACATATGGGAAGGTGACTTCATTCGTGTTGTTGAGGGTGCCTACTTTGCCCCCAACCTGACCAAAGCACGTGAGGAAAACCGCATCGGCTTCGTCAGCGAGGATCCAAACCTTATCGTGCGGCTGTTCACTGACATCGGTGGCACAGGTGCCAAGGCGGACAACTTCGTGTTCTGGGCTGCGCAGTTCGTTGGCACGGAGATACGCTGGACGAACCATTACGAGCAGCAGGGGCAGCCGGTATCGGCGCATTTGAACTGGATGCGCTCACAGGGTTACACGCCAGACCGTTGCAAGATCTGGCTTCCACATGACGGCGATACGCAGGACAAGGTGTTCGACACGTCGTATCGCAAGGCGCTGGAATCTGCGGGCTACGGTGTCGAGGTCGTGTCGAACCAGGGCAAGGGCGCGGCGATGCAGCGGGTTGAGAAGGCGCGGCAGTTGTTCCCTCGTATGCGGTTCGATGAAACCAAGTGTGCTTCTGGTTTGAAGGCGCTGGGCTGGTATCACGAAAAGCGCGACACAGACCGCGGTATCGGACTTGGACCGAACCACGACTGGTCGTCACATAGCGCGGATGCGTTCGGAACTGGTTGCGTGGCCTATGAAGAACCGCGTAAAGCTGTTACATTGGACCTAAGCAAGTTGCGCCGGGGAGTTGTTTGATGGCTGATGAGAACGCCGAAAAGGGTTTGAAGGAAGCCATGGCGGCTCTTTGGTCAACGCCTCAGAACAAGGCCCAGATTCGGCAAGCTATGTTTGCCAAAGGGCGAAAATTCGTTATTCCTTCAAACGTTTGGAATCGCTAATGGCCACTGCTCCCGATCTTTACAGCATCGAAGGCTGGCAGGAAGAGCCGCAGAAGCCGGATGGCATCGATATGGACGAGCTGGTTGACGCACTAGTCCGCGAGTCCGAAGCGGCCGATAGCGAATGGGAGCGGATGCGGGGGTACCAAGACCTCGCGCGCGATTATTACGAGGCGCGTCCATTCGGTAACGAGGTCGAGGGCCGCAGCCAGATCATTCTGCCGGACGTGCAGGAGACGATCGATTACATGGTGCCGTCCGTGCTGCGGACGTTCATCAGCGGCGATCGGGTCGTTGAGTTTGAGGCAACGGACGAAGCCGATGAAGCCATGGCCGATGAGGCTACCGCGGCAATCGGCTACAGCTTCATGCGCGATCAGGACGGCTATCGGGTGCTGCACGACTGGCTGACGTGCGGGCTGATGGAGCGGTACGGCGTCACGAAGACGATGATGGTGGACGAAGAGCGCGTGTTGCGCGAGCGCGTTACCATTGCGGATCCGGTGGAGTTGGAGGGTTTCGACGGCGAGATCGAGGACCAACATGACAACGGTGATGGCACGTTCACGCTGTCGCTAAAGACGGAGACGCGGCGCAAGCGCTTCGTGGCCGAGGCTGTACCGGCAGAGGAGTTCCGTTATTCCGCGCGTGCCCGCCATGAGGATGAAGCGGACTATCTGGCGCATGTGTCGATCAAGACGCGTTCCGAACTGGTGGACATGGGCTTCGAGCGCGAACAGGTCTATGCGCTGCCGACCTACAGCCGCTTGCCCGATGGCCGAAACGACGATCGTTACGATCCCGATCCGGAAAGCATGCCCGCGTTACAGCAGGTGCAACTCTGGGAGGAATATGCGCGCATCGACATCGACGGTGACGGTATTGCCGAGCGCGTGAAGGTGTTCCGTGTCGAGCGTGACGTGATGCGCTGGGCTGATGGCGAGCATGCCATCGAGACGGTGGACGAGCAGCCGTTCGTGGTGTTCTGCCCGTTCCCGCGTCCGCACCGGCTGGTTGGCTATTCGCTGGCTGACAAGGTCATGGATATCCAGCTTGCCCGCTCGACGGTGGCACGGCAGTTGTTCGACGGCATGTACAACGCCAACATGCCGCGACCGATCGTTAGCACCCGTAGCGGAGCGTCTAACGAAAATACGATTGACGATCTACTTTCCTCGATCCCTGGCGCGCCTATCCGAGTTGATGACGTTAACGCAGTGGCGCCTTACACCGTCAATTTCGATGTAGGCAAGTCGCTGACCGTCATGGAATGGATGACGGGCGAGCGTGAATCGCGTACCGGCATTACCCGCCTGAACCAAGGCCTTGATGCCGACGCGCTCAACAAGACTGCGACTGGCACCGCCATGATGCAGGCGCAGGGGCAGCAGCAGGAAGAGTATATCGCCCGCAACTTCGCGGAAGGGTTGTCGCGGTTGTTCGGCAAGTCGTACCGCCTGCGCCGCCGTGAGGGTGACCCGTTCAAGATCAAGGTGGACGGGCAATACAAGCTGGTTGATCCGTCGAAGTGGCCGGAGGATGTCAATCTGGCTATCCGTGTCGGCTTGGGCACGGGCAGCAAGGACAAGCGGGTGCAGGCGCGCATGGCCTTGGCGCCGTTCTTGGCCGACGGTTTCCAGAATGGGTTGGTGAAGCCCAAGCAGCTATTCCACGCGATGGACGGGTTGGTGCGGGATCTGGGTATCGGGCAGGGATCGGACTTCTGGCAGGACCCGGACGCACCGCCCGAGCTTGGCCCTGATGGCCAGCCCGTGCAGGAGCAGGAACAGCCCGATCCCGAGGCCATGGCGGCACAGGCTGAGCAGCAGCGCGAGCAGGCCAAGATGGAGTTCGAGCAGCAGAAGGCGCAGGCCCAGATGCAGCTTGATCGCGAGAAGGCTGAGGCAACGCTGACTTTGCAGCAGCAGAAGGACGCCGCCGACATCCAGGCGCAGCGGGAACGCCATGCGCTGGAGATGGAGCAGCAGCGGGAGAAGGCGGCGCTGGAGGCCCAGCTTGCGCGCGATAAGGCGTCTGCGGAGGCCGACATTGCGATTTACCGCATCGACCGTGAGGCAGAGGTCAAGCGGTATGCTGCGGACCGTAATCAGGCGCAGGGCGGCAACATCGGGCAGAACCGTGAAGGTGGAGCGCTAGATGCCTAAGCTGGCAGAGGTCGTCACGCTATACGGTAAGAACGCCGCCGACATCGCGGCCATGCTCCGTCAGGCTGCTGGCAATATTGAAACCGAAGCATCAGAAGGCTTTGTGGCGACCCGCATGATGGTCGCGGTTCAGTTTAGTGAGGAGGGCCATATTCAGGTTTACGGGTGGGGCCGCACTGACACGATGGACTCTATTGCTGCGTTGGAAGTGGGCGCTGCATATCTCAAAAGACAGGTTTTGGATGCGCAAAATGATTAAATCAGTGGCAGTCTGGATCGTCACCTACCTCGCCCACCGCTTCAACATCGCACTGGTGGCGGAATCGCGCATCGCCAACGGCACGGACAAGGTTGCACGCGGCCAGCGGTACGAAGCCTTCTATCTGGAGGAAGACGGCCTGCGCGACATGTTCACCGCGTTGCGTCGTGACTATTTCGAGAAGGTGGGCGATGTGAAGCCCGGCGACACGGATAGTCTGAAGGCGCTTGCGATGGCGGACAAGATCGCACGCGAGATCGAGCGCAAATTCCAGACTGTTATTGAAACTGGCAAAATTTATGGTAATGATACCCGCCATACGCAGAAGATTGCCAATATCCGGTAATGGAGATGTATATGGACACGGCCTTCGCAAAGATTGTCACCGACCTCGTCGGCAAGGATCATATCCTTATTGAAGGCCGCATTATCGAGCTGGTTGGCGCTTCCGATCAGGTAAACCCGATGGTTGAGGTGATTGTGCGAGGATTGCGCAATGGTTTCCAGCAG